GTTGCAGTAGCAACAGGAAACTCAGGACAAGTTTTAACTTCAGCGGGAGCTGGAGCAGTACCATCTTTTCAAACTATCGCAGCAGCAGCAATTACGTCTACTGCAAACGGAGCAAATAATAGAGTAGCAACTTATTCCGATGCAGATAGTTTAAATGGTGAAGCTAATATGACATTCGATGGATCTACTTTAACTGTTACAGGTGATATAGTTCCAGGAGCTAATGACACTCATGACTTAGGTGCATCAGGTAATGTGTGGAGAGACATATACACTGGAGACTTACACTTAACTAACGAAGCTAAAGCTGAAGGTAATGCTGTTGATGGCACAAAAGGTAATTGGACTATTCAAGAGGGTGAAGAAAGTTTATTTATTTTAAATAACAAATCAGGTAAAAAATACAGATTTAAACTAGAAGAGATGTAATTCCATGGCTTTGGGAGTTACCGCATATTCAGAAGCACCATTTAGTGCTGACGCTTCAAGCGTAATTGCATATCCATCTGGTATTGCATTAACTGCACAAGAAAATTCACTTAGTGTAATTAAAGGAAACGCTAACGTATCTGTATCAGGTCAACCAATGGTTGGTGCAACAGGTACTCTTTCCGGTCTTGCAGGGGCTTTTATAGATGTAACAGGACAAGCTTTAACAAATACTTTAGGAACTACAACTGAATCAATTGGTAACTCTGATGTCCCTGTAACAGGTTTTGATTTAACTGTTGCAAACATAACTCCTCAACAAGATACATTAAATGCATTTGGTGAATCACCTTTTGCTACACTCAGCTCCAATACTATTGATGGAGTAAACGTACAAGTTGAAGCTACAGTTGGTGGAATCGTAGGAACTTTCCCTCTTCCTATGTCACTTGGTAATGTTACAGAGATTACAGCAGATGCTCTTGTTGCTTTAACAGGATTCCCATTAACAATGCAAGAAAACGCTCCAAGTGTTACTGGAGATGCTAACGTTATTGAAACAGGATTTTCAACACCATTAGTTTTAGGAACTGCTCAAGCGTTTACTGATGTTACAACAGAAGATGTAACAGGAATTGGATTTAATATAAACTTAGGAAGCACTGTTGCTTTTTCTAATGTAGATGTTTCAGTTACTGGTCAAGCAATGACTATGCAAGAAAATGCTCCAACAGTTGCTGGAGATGCTAACGTCATTGAAACAGGTATTGCTATGACAGCAGCTCTTGGTACAGCTGTTTTAAATGCTAATACTTTAGTAGATTTAACTGGTCAAGCGATGACTATGCAAGAAGGAACTGCATCAGCACCAGATTCATTAGCAATACTAACAGGAATACCTATGACTATAACTCAATCAACTGGTAGTAGGTTAACAATATGGAGTGAAGTTTCTAGAGGCAATGCTCCTATTAATCCTCCTGGCTGGCAAGAAGTAGCTTGATTTTGATTAAAAATACAATAAAATAAAACTATGGCAAATACTACATCAGCAAGTTTAAAATTAACAGTGCAAGCAACTGGAGAAAATCCAGGAACTTGGGGACAATTTACAAATACTAATTTACTTATTTTAGAACAAGCAATAGGTGGTTATGAAGCTGTTACTGTAAATACAACTAGTGGTGCAACTTTAACATTTTCTAATGGTGTCTTGTCTAATGGTAAAAACCAAATAATAAAATTAACAGGAACTATTAGTCAAAATATAGATGTTACAATTCCACAGACTATTGAAAAAACTTATATCGTAGAAAACAATACTACAGGAGCATTTACTGTAACATTTAAACCAAGTGGTGGATCAGGTGTTACTTGGGGAACAGCTGATAAAGGTAAAAAAATATTATATACTGATGGATCAGATATATACGAAGCTCTTAGTTCAACAGGGGCTTTAAGAGTTTCAGGGCATATATTACCGGGTGCTAATGATACTTATGATTTAGGGGCCTCTGGAAATGTTTTTAGAGACATATATACAGGTGACTTACATCTTACTAATAAGTTTAAAGAAAAAGGTAATGTGGTGGATGGAACCAAAGGGAATTGGACTTTACAAGAAGGCGAAAATGATATATTTATGATTAATAATATATCTGGAGAAAAATTTAAAATTAATTTATCCAAGGTAAAAGGAGACTCATAATGGCACTATTTTCAGGTGGAACAGAAATGATCAATGCGGGAACGCTTCTTGTAGGTGGTATCCCAACAGGAACAGTAGTTCCTTGGACAAAATCAAGTGTAGCAACAGGTTTTTTAGAATGTGACGGTTCAGCCGTTTCAAGATCAACTTACTCAGCTTTATTTGCAGTGATAGGAACAACTTATGGAGCAGGTAATGGATCATCTACTTTTAACTTACCAGATTTACAAGACGAAGTTGTTGTAGGTAAATCAGGAACTAAAGCTTTAGCATCTACTGGAGGAGCTAATACTGTATCTAACTCTGGTAACGTGTCTAGTAATACTAATACAAACATCAACGTTTCAGGTAACGTTGGAGGTTCAACAGGAAATGCTTCTTTATCTACTGGACAACTTGCTTCTCACAATCACAATTACAACCCTAGTCAAGCTGGTGGTACTTTTGACCCTGCAGCCATTATTGGAAATACTAGAGTAAGTAATAACTCAAACTCAAATTTTACTATTGCAAACACTGGATCAGGTCAAGGTCACTCTCACAACATGAGTGCAACATTTAGTGGTAGTGGTAACGCTTCAAGCTCAACTTCAAGTAACTTTACTGGATCAGCTAATTCAGTATTACAACCTTACTTAACGTTAATTTATATTATAAAAACATAGGAGAAAGAAAATGGCAACAAACGCAAACTGGACAATAATATTCGAAGACAAAGCTATAATTAAAAATTTTGCAGAGGGAGCTTCTCCCAATGAAGGTGTAGGTTATAGAATCGAAGATGATTCTTTTTGGGGCCAAGAAAAATTTTCAAACATTTGGGCTATTCAACATGGCACATCAGTAACTACTGACGAAGTAGAATACAGAGATGAAACTCCACACACAAGTTATGCAGATGCAAATTTAGGAGACATAAGTCAATTTTCTAGTAAATGGGATGCAGCTCATTTAGAAAAACTGCAAGGCGATTGGGATGCTGATCCAAGAGATGAATCTGAAAAAGGTTCAAGACCTACTTCTTATTCTTCATAGTATTAAAAGATATTATTAATCTTTGTTCATTAATTTCTAAAGGTTTTACTTCATGAGGAATCCACGAAGGAAATAAAAGTAATTCATTTTTTATAAATTTTTTAGCGTAGCTTTCATAGTCTCTATCATAAAATATAGTAGGACTTGATCCCTGTATATAAAATATTCCTGAATAAACGGACCCTCCGTGAGTGTGAACACCGTGACTATTTTTTTTATTATATAATTGAGCCCAATTATCAGTTAATAATAAGCTATGTTTATCCAATATGTCTGTAATTTGTTTTTTTAATTTTTTTAAAAGAGGGAAGTTTAAAACATTTAAATAGTTGTAAGTAGTTTTTTGATTACCAGTATTTAAATTTTTAACTAAAATTAAAACTTGATTAATTTCCTCTGCTTTAATTTTTAATTTATATGTGTGAAAACAATTTTGATATTTGAAAGGATCAAAACTATTCATTTATTTTAACATCATCCAAGAAGTTAAAATGTATTTTTCACCTGATAATGGTGGATTACCTCTGTGTACATAAGGAAAAGCTGCAGGCCATATAACTATTCTACCTTTTTTAGGTTTTACTCTTTTAGAAAAATGTAAAAATTCTGTTTCACCACCTTCTTCTACATCATTTAAATATATAGAAAAAACAAAAGCACGAGCTTCATTATCATGTCCTCTGTTATGTTCTATATGCCAAACGTGATATCCTTCTGTAAGTAATGTTTTTTGTATTTTTAAACTAGTATAATAAAATTTATCTACACCATAAGCTTCTAAGGCTCCTGTCTTTTTTTGATAGTCTGTAAAAGCCATGTCATAATTAATTATCATGCTTTTTAATTCTTCCCACCAAATATCTATATTACTAGATTCTGCAAAAAATTGATTGTCTTTTTTATCAAGTGTAGAAGCATTTTCAAAAACCTGTCTGTTCATGGTTTTATTAAACTTATCCTGATCCTCAAATAACTTTATAGCTTTGTCACATTCTGCAGGTAAAATATAATTATCGTATACACCTATAAAGTTTTCTACTTTACCCTCTCTTTTTATCTCTGGTTTTTCTTTCATTAATTTATCCTCCTTTTAATTTATTGAAGCCATGCAACTATACTATACCTCGTTCCTTTCGTTATAGGTTCTATACCATGAGGGTACATAAAATTACTTGGAAAAAATACAATTGAACCTTTAGTTAATTTTAATCTTTTAATTTCTTTTTCTTTTTGATCTGCAAATATTAAATCTCCACCTTCATAATTATCATTTAAATTCATAATAACACTTAAATGTCTAGCAGTAGTGCTAAAATGATCTGTGTGAAAATTATACTTACCTCCGATTTCATATTTTAAAAGATCTATTTGATTAATTATATTGCTTTTCATTATAGGAAATTTTGCTTTGTAATAAATATATAATCTTTCTACTTCTGTTTTTATAAAATTCCAATAAAATTTATTTGTAGTAGTGTGATCATTTAAAGAATAGCCTTTTACATTTCTGATATTTTTATCCACTCCTTTATTAATTCCTAAATGAGTTTTACTTTTTTTATTTATGAAAGGTATTGTTTTATCTATAAAAGCAGGGTCTATTATATTTTTTATCTCAACAATTGCTTCTAAATGATCCATTATTATGCTACTTTCTTTATCTATAAAACTACTATATAACGCACTATATGCTACAAAAATTAAATTTCAAGCCTGGTTTCGACAAACAAATCACTGAGTCTGGTGCAGAATCGCAGTGGGTTGATGGAGATTTTGTTAGATTTAGATATGGACTACCTGAAAAGATAGGTGGTTGGTCACAGTTAACTACAAATAATAATACATTACCTGGAGCAGCAAGAGCACAACATGATTTTACTTCTATAACAGGTGAACAATATGCCGCCATAGGAACTTCTCAGGGTTTATTTTTATTTAATGACAACCGGTTTTATGATATTACTCCATTAGATACAGCGATTACTGGCGCTACATTTACATCAGTATCTGGTTCTACAACAGTTACAGTTAATAAAACAGCTCATGGATTAGCAAATGGGAGATATGTAAAATTTTCTTCTGTTACTGTTCCTACAGGTTCTGGTTATACAGTGACTGCTTTTGAAGATAATACTTTTGAAATAAGAAATGTGACTTCAAACACATTTGAAATTATTATGCCTACTACCTCAGCAGGTAGTTCTTCAGGTACAGGATCTGCACAAATTGATCCGTATGTATTCGTAGGTACAACTTTCCAAACTGCAGGTCTTGGTTGGGGTACAGCTGCATGGGCTGGATCTTCTGGATTTACAAATACTTTAAATGGTGCTTTGAATGATGACACTGCTGGTACAGGAGGATCAGGTACAAGTATTACATTAACATCAACAACTGGTTTTCCTTTAACAGGAGTTATAAAAGTAGGAGCAGAATATATTTCTTATACAGGAATAACTGGTAATAATTTAACAGGTATAACAAGAGCTGTAGCAGGAACTAGATCAGCGCACAGTGATGGTGCCACGGTTGAATATTATATTGGATGGGGATCAGCTTCTTTATCTTCTAACGTGGTTTTTGATGCAGGCCTCTGGAGCCTTGATAACTTTGGTCAAATATTAATTGCAACAATTCATGGTGGTAAAACATTTACTTGGAATGCAGGTGCAAACAATCCAAAAAATAATAGAGCAACTGTAATGGCTAACGCACCAACTGCTAGTAGATTAACACAAGTTTCTGATAGAGATAGACATGTATTTCATTTTGGAACTGAAACAACTATTGGAGATACAACAACTTTAGATCCTATGTTTATTAGATTTAGTGATCAAGAAAATTTTAATGAATATCAACCAACTGCTACTAACACGGCAGGTAGTTTTAGATTAGATAAAGGTAATAGAATTATGGCTGCTGTTTCAGGTAAAGACTATACATTAGTATTAACTGATCTTGCAGCTTATGTTATTCAATATGTAGGACCTCCTTTTACTTTCTCTTTAAAACAAGTTGGTACTAACTGTGGATGCATTGGACAGAACGCTTTAACCTATTCTAATGGTGAAGTATACTGGATGTCTAGTGAAGGTGGTTTCTTTAAGTTTGATGGTACAGTTAAATACATACCTTGTTTAGTAGAAGACTTTGTGTTTACTACAAACGGCGATCACCTTGGACTTAATTATACTTCAGGCCCTCTTGTTTATTCTGAACACAATAATTTATATAATGAGATTAATTG